TCTATTTCTTGATATTTTTTTTGAGCATCGGTGTACTTTTTTTGTAAACCTTGAGCGTAATCAAGCGCTGCATGTTCTCGTCTTTCTGCTTCACGCATTTTACGAGTAAGCTTATCTATTCTTTTTTGAACAGCATCACTAAAAGAAGATAAATCTTCTTGATCAGCAGGTTTGTCTGCTTTTGTTTCTTTTTCTTCTTCTACAGATATATCAATTTTTTCTTTTTTATCTTGACTATAATCCGTATATTCTAAATCTACTTCTCCTAGATTTAGATTTGGTCTTTTGTCTTTTTCTTCCTTCTTTTCCTCAAGTTGTATGGTTGTCTCTTTTGCGTCATCAGTGTCTAGTTCGACATCTGGCTGACGTTTGTTTTCTTCAGCCATACATACTCCATGTTATTTAGTACAGTTGCAAAATAGCTTCAGGACTCTTAATTGTACTAATGATTTCATCATCATTAAGAATTCTGATTTCTCCTCCCTCTATTTTGAATCGTGCTCCCGCGTATCGACCAAACATAACCCACTCTTTTGGTTTACACCATGGTCCATTCGGAAACTTTTTTTCGTCTTTATAGCAAAGATCTCCCATTTTTAATACGTAGCCACAAACAGATGTCATCTGTATTGTGTCTAATGTATTTTCTGTGAGATGAATGCCGCCCTTTGTTTTTCTAGCGCCAGCATGCATTAGAATTAATATCCTATATCCTGTTGGATTAGGTAATTGATCTAGTGCTGATTCTTGAAAATTTTCTGGAGTTAAAGTTTCTTCTTTAACTTCTTTTTCTTTGTAAGAATCTAGAAGTCCTTCTTTATGTTTTGGTACTTCCAGAATTGGTGTCTTTGTCGTCATCGAATAGCTCCTGTTTTTTCTGCAGGTCAGTGAGATCCTGTAGCAGGGTTTCAAGGCCCTGAATTTTTCCTCTAATATATAAGATGTCCTCCCATTTGTCTACACTGTACACTAAAGCTTCTTTTAAACGTTCTACTGACTTATTTATCTGAGTTCTTATGTACTTATAGCTTTCGTAATCTATCATGTTAAAATTTTTTTTCTATTTTTAATAGTGTTATATTATCTATATAAGGTGAATCTATATTATTGCAGCTATAAAGCAATAATAACAATAACAGGTACTTCACTACCCGTTTTCTTGCTCTTTTGGTTGTGGTTTATTAGCCATTGTTCGTGCAACTGATTCCGCGCTGCGCCCCACGACATACCCTCCAAGACCAATCTGTAAAAGGGTCCATACATCTCCTGGAAGATCTATAGTTATAGATGCTTTAAATAAAAATAAAAGTACTGGTCCTAATACATAGTTCCATATTAATATAAATATTAATACATACATTAATAATGGTCTCCAACTAGACGCAAACCAACCAGCTTTTGCTTCTGCTTCTACAATTCTAGCAGCCGCTTGAAGTTCTTGTGTATTAGATTGTAGTAATTGTGTTTGTAACTCTGCTTTTAACTTTGCTTGTAAATCTTTATCAGGAACTGACTTTTCAATTGTATTAAAAAGAATCTTAGCTAATGGTGCTATAGCACCTAACATTTGTATCATTATTAATCCTTATATTCATTTAAATAACTCATATACTTATCGTATAGCTCTTTATTTTCTAACACATGTAACTGTGAATTGCAATTAGTGCATAATAAAGCTCTAACTTTACCGGTTTTATGATCATGATCTACTACTAATTTTTTTTTAAACTCATCAGCATGTCTTTTACAAATTTTACATTTATATTCTTGTTCACGATGCATGGATAAATAATCTTCATAAACAATTCCATATTTACATTTTATCCAAGATTTTTTTACAACTAATTTTCTCTTTTCAGGATTTAATTTATTATACTTAGCTATTCTTTCGTTTATAAGCTTTGTATTATTTTTATAATAAATTTGTTTTCTTACTTTTTCTTTTTCTTTAAATTTAAATAACTCTAAAGAATTACTTTTTTCTAACATTAAGTTTTTTTAATTTAGTTTTTTTTAGTTTAAGCTTTTTTACTTTTAATCCTTGAGAAGCAGGACCTTTTAATGGTGGAATACCAAATCTTTTACCTATCACCTGAGCCTCTTGGCTTATTAACTTTCATTGCTGTTGATTGCATTGAAACAGATAATCTTTGAGCTTGTAATTCTCTTTGTTGTTGTAATTTTTCTTCATCTAAATCTAATCTATCTTCAAATTGAGTTTGTTGTTGATCTAATTTTTCATCATCATACTTAGATCTTCTTTGAATATCCATAGCTTTTAAATCTAGCTCTCTTTGTTTTAAAGCAACTAACGGATCTTGTTGAGAAGTTGCTGATTCTTCTTGAATAAGTGTCATTGTTAATTCATTAACTCTTTTTGCAACTAGAGCATCTGCTTCTATTCTAAAAGAATCTGGATTAGCTTGTTCCATTTCAATATATTTAGGATCTTGCTTCATTGCAACATAAACTTCCATTGTAGCTTTTAAAGATATGTGTTCTGATATGTGTCCTTGAAATAAAGCATACACAGGTGGATTAATTTGTACCATTCTGCTTTGCATAAACATTTTATGAGCCATAATATGAGCATCATGATCTTGTTCAGCAAAAGCTTTTGGCATTTTCATCTGTAATCCTTCCATATTTTCAATTGCTGGATCTTTTGGAGATGGTTTTTCTGGTCTTAATAAAATTTCATCAATATTTTTTGTTCCTAATGCTGAATACACACGTCTATATGCTTCATAAACGTTATGAATTTGTGGATTTGTTTGTGCAATCTGCAATTGAGTCTGCGCAAGTGTAATTCTTTGTGCCATTGAGAAAATATTTGGATCTGCAACTGGTAAAATATCTACTCTGTCATCAAAATCTGTTACTTTTACTGTTCTTTCACCACCATAAACATCATACGGATAGATAGGAGGTAAGTATTCTGCAAAAACTCGTGATAGAATTTTAAATTCTTGCTTCATTGCGTAATAAATTCGTTTATGAATAGCTGACATCACTCTTGCACCACGTTCTAATAATGCAATCGTTGTTCCAACTGCTGCTCCTTGATTACCATCGCCTACTTGCATACCTGCGATACCCGCGAATCTTTGACCAGCTTCAACACAGAAGCCCATTAGTTGATACAAAGTAGCACTTGGTTCTTTAAAAGGTAATAATTGAAATTGATCTCTAATATTTCCTCCTGGTGCATCTACATCTCTAAATTCACCTGGTTGAATTGGTTGTTGATCATCTCTAATTCTCATTCCTCTAGATTTAAATCCAGCAGGTAAGTTAGCTAAAGTTCCTGCATCTAATAATTGTCTTAGAGCAGAAGTTGCTGCAGTGGATAAACCACCTATCATATGAATTAAACCAAAACCATAAAATCCTAGTCCTGGTAAAAATTTATAATGTACAAAGTAATTTATCTTTCTAGCTTTAATATCCTCTTTTCTATAATTTCTGTATATGGATAAAATCTCTTGTGAACTTTCATCTATTGTAACTATGTATGGTATTTTTACATTATCTTCATCTTCAATATCTAAATCAACATGCATTTCTAAAATAGAATAAGTATCTTCGTTTTCTGCTCCTTTAGAAACACCGTCTAATTCATTATATTTTTTCTTAATATCAGATGTATTATCTTCTGGAGTATTTAATTCTATATCCCTGTAAAAACCAGCAACTTGTTTTTTTCTAATCTCATTCTCAGTCATTCTAATGATATGAGTTATTCTTTCACAATCTCTTATGTCAGTTGCATAATAAGGTATTACCAAATCTTCAGCTGGTATAAATTTAGAAACAGCTCTTTCTAAAACTTCATCATAATAAATTTTTTTAAATGCAGATCCAGCTAATGGTAAATAAAATAACAATTGATCAAACTCTGGAGTGTATTCATCCATTCTTTCCATCAACATATAATTCATAAAATCAGAAACTCTAGCTGCTTGATCTTCTCTTTCTTGATTTTGAACACCAATGATTTGAGTTCTTACTGGTCCTTCAGATGGTAATAATTCTTTGTAAGCTTGTGCTTGAAATTGTGTTACAGCTTCAGCAAGTAAAGGATGTGTTACTCCTGATGCTCCTTGAAATGGTCTTGTTTGTAATGTGTATTTAAATCCTAATAAATCTAAACCTTTAGTATAACTTTGTTCCCAATCTTCTCTTGTTAGTTTATCGTTTTTAAAATCAGAAATTAATTGATTAGCAAGATCTTGTAGATCTCGTTCATCCATATCTTCTGCAAGATTTTTAAGAAAGTCATCTTCAACTGGTTGTTCTACTGGAGCTTCTTCTCCTTCAACAATTACATCTACTGGATCTATATTTGTCGTTCCTTTGGAAGTATCAGTTATTGCTAAATCTTCTGCTTCAGATCCTAATTGTGTGTCATCAATAGCCATAATTTATCTAGTTTATCAAATAAGTTTATTAATATAAAGGTGCCTTAAATATATCTTCTATTAAACCACCTTCATGTTTATACAATTTCATA